AACGACAGGCACAGTCATACTTGGTGAAGACCAAGGTGGTACTTTTGCCACAGGAGTCACACAGAACATCCCTATACTTGCACAGAGTGCCAATCAAGGTATTGCAGTTGCCAGAGCAGAGGTAGACAGTCTCGTTAGAAGAATACCTTTATTGCTTAGAACACCTGACGGTTGGGTGCCAGCATTTGGCACTGAAGTTTTAAAGATTTTAGCTGGAGCAGACACCTACGTTATAAAAACCAATGATAATGGTCTTGAAGAAATACGAGTAAAAGGCTTGCCAGCAGTACCAGTAGATTCTCTAGGTCGTAAGTGGATAAGTTTTGTGAATACTCCACAAACCGATCTTCAAGAAATGAACGTAGAAGGACGCTTTGTATTTGTCGGATTTACTGCTAAAGGCATCATGCCACAGATCAGTACACCTGTTGGTTATCTTGAACCCCACAAGATACAAGCTGCTCTTGCAGAGTCTATTCTTATAGAAAACAGCCCTTATGTGCCAGATTACGCCTTGGCGGTTGAGACAGGCATTTTGTTGGTTTCTATAGGTCTTATGTGGCTTATATTAAACGTATTTGGCATAAGCCTTGGCATTACACTCGGCACCGTATTAATGGCTGGTACGGCTTATTATGGCTTTTGGACCATTCAACAAGGATTGCTTATAGACGTAACTTGGACACTTATTGCACAGTTCATTACGGGTTCTACAGCCTTTTACATGCGATTTAGAGAGCAATACAAGGCCAGACAGCTTATAAAACAACAGTTTGGTAAATACCTTGATCCACGCATGGTAAAGAAATTGCAATTAAATCCCGAACTATGCCAAATTAACGGTTCTAGGGTAGATTGTTCAATAATTTTTACTGATTTAAGAGGCTTTACAAGTCTTTCTGAGTCTGTAGAGCCAGAAATGGTCACTTATATAATGAATTCTGTACTAGATGCACAAGTAAAGGCTGTAAATAAATTTTCGGGCGTTACTGATAAATTCATAGGCGATGCCGGTATGTTTCATTTTAATACAATTATTCCACAACCCGACCATTGTAACCTTGCACTTGATGCAGCCATACAGATAGAAGATAACATGAAAGAACTGAATAAAAAATTTGTAGAAGAAGGAATACCAGAGGTGGCGGTGGGCGTAGGAGTAAATTCAGGAATTTGTATTGCTGGAAATTTTGGAGCTACAGACAGGTTTGCTTTTAGTCTTATTGGTGACCCATGCAACGTAGCTGCACGTTTAGAGTCTGGAACTAAAGAAGCTGGTGTTGGTACTTTAATAGGACACGAAACTGCACAAAATTGTAGATATGTGTTAAAGTCACTACCAGATTTAAAAGTAAAAGGTAAAGCTAAAGCATTAAAAGTATACACATGGGCATGAAATTAACATTGATACTAGGATTGTTGTTACTTACAACAATAGTCGGTTCAGCTTACTACATAGAACGCTTGAATGACCAAATCTCTACGCTTAAAGGCAATCAAATAGTCTTAGAAACAGAAATAGAGAGACAAAACGAGTCTATAAAGAACTATTTAGAACAACAAAAGAATCAACAAGCACAGTTAAATCAACTAGAAGCTGACAAACAAAAAGCCATGCAAGACGTTAACAGGTTACGCAAAACATTTGCCAATCACGATCTTGACCAATTGGCTTTAGCTAAACCAGCTTTGTTACAAAAGAAAGTAAACAAAGCGTCTTCCAGAGTTATGGCTACACTCGAAAAATTAACAAACCCAAATCAGTTTGATGAAAAACCTAGCAGTAATTAGTTTAAGCATATTTATGGCAAGCTGTAGCTTGATGGATTCTGTAAAACCTGTAGAAGTCAGAAGCATTGCAGAACGTGCACCTTTGTATCATCCGCCATTACCCTATCCAATGAGCTTGTCTAAAGTGGATTGGGAAATAATTACACCAGAACTGATGCAAGAATATTTAGACTTGGTTGCAAAGGGTGACGCTCCAAGAAAAGCATACTACGCACTTTCCAGCAAAGAATATGAGAACCTGTCAATGGACATGGCTGAAATAACAAGATACACAAAAGACATACTTTCAATAATCAAATACTATAGAGAACTAGACAAACCACAGGAGAACAAAGATGAGTAAAGCACCAGATGAATTTGTATACAGAGCTACGTTAGATAGAATTATTGATGGAGACACCTTTGATTGTGTACTAGATTTGGGGTTTGACGTAAAGTTACACAAGCAAAGAGTTCGTCTGGCTGGAATTGACACTCCAGAATCTAGGACCAGAAACTTAGAAGAAAAAGCACTTGGTCTTAAAGCTAAAGAAAGATTGAAAGAATTGTGTATAGGTACGTTTAAACTTAAATCATTAGGCAAAGGAAAATATGGAAGGATTCTTGGCGTTCCTTATACAGAAGATGGCAAAGATATTTGTGCCACACTCATTAAAGAAAAACACGCAGTTGAATATTGGGGCGGAACTAAAACAGGAAAAATCTTGGAAGACGGAACGTGGGGAGAATAACATGCAAATATCACAAGAAGGATTAGCGTTAATTAAAAAGTTTGAAGGTTGCGAGCTAGAGGCTTATAAGTGTCCAGCTGGTGTATGGACTATAGGATATGGTCATATCAAGGGTGTTAAAGAAGGCAATAAAATAACAAAAGAAGAAGCAGAATACATGCTACAAGAAGAAATGATTGAATACGAAGGTTATGTCAATGACATGGTAGATGTAGAATTAAACCAAAGCCAATACGACTCTTTGTGTGCTTGGGTTTACAATTTAGGTCCAAACAATTTTAGAAATTCAACTCTTCTTACTGTTTTAAATCAAGAAAGATACCCTGAAGTTCCACAAGAAATAAAACGCTGGAACAAAGCTTCAGGAGAGGTCCTAGATGGTTTAATACGCAGAAGAGAAGCAGAGGCTTTATTATTTGAAGGAAAAGAATGGCTTTAACTAAACTAATACTTAATCCTGGCATTAATAAAGAGTCTACTGACCTTATGGATAAAGGCGGATGGGCTGATGGTAATTTAATTAGATTTAGAAAAGGGTTGCCAGAAAAAATTGGTGGTTGGAATAAAGCAACAACTGAAAACTATGAAGGAACAGGTCGTGCATTGACGGCATGGGTTGCTCTTGATGCTACAAAATATTTAGGATTAGGAACTACTTTTAAATACTACATTACAACCGGGGATATTCTTAACGATGTAACTCCAATTCGTGTAACTACAGGAGCCAATGAAATTTCTTTTGCTAAAGAAGGTAACGGAGATGCGACTCTTAATGTTACGGACACTGCCCATGGAGCGGTTGTAAACGATTTTGTAACTTATAGCGGTTGTGTAAGTTTAGGCGGTCTTATTACAGCTAGTGTACTAAACCAGGAATACCAAATTACCACCATTACGAGTGCCAATGTTTATACGATAGAAGCCAAGGACACTAGCGGTGATGAGGTTACTGCCAACGCTAGTGATAGTGGCAATGGTCAAGGCACTGTTATTGGTGCGTATCAAATTAATGTTGGTCTTGATGTGTACGTTTCTTCTACTGGTTGGGGAGCAGGCCTGTGGAGTGCTGGAACATTTGGATCTGCAACAGCTTTGTCTGCCACAGATCAATTAAGATTGTGGTCGCATGATGCTTTTGGTGAAGATTTAATTATTAATCCTAGAAATGGAGGAATATATTATTGGGATGAATCATCAGGATTAAGTAACCGAGCAGTAGACATTACAACTTTATCTGGAGCAAATTTATCTCCAACAAAAGGTCTTCAAACTATTGTTAGTGATGTTGACCGTCATGTTATTGTTTTAGGTGCAGATGCTATTTCTGGCAGTGCCAGGACAGGAAACATTGATCCATTGTTAATAGCATTTTCTTCTCAAGAAAGTATTACAGATTGGGAACCAACTTCTACAAACACAGCAGGATCGTTAAGACTTTCATCAGGATCTCAAATTGTTGGTGGACTAAGAGCAAGACAAGAAATCCTTATATGGACTGACACAGCTTTATACAGCATGCAATTTGTAGGTGCTCCGTTTACTTTTGGAGTTAATTTAATTAACGAAAACGTTGGTCTTATATCTCCGAATGGATTTGTTAATGCACCTGATGCTGTGTATTGGATGGCTAGAGATGGATTCTATACTTACAACGGATCAGTACAAAGATTGCAATGTTCTGTTTTAAATTACGTTCTTGATGATTTTAATTCAAATCAATCATTTAAAGTTACAGCATTTACAAACAAAGAGTTTAATGAAGTGGGTTGGTTTTATCCGTCTTCTTCCAGTACAGAAATAGACAGATACGTTACATACAATTATTTAGAAGGAGCATGGAGCATCGGAGAGCTTTCACGAACAGCATGGCTAGATGATGGCATATTTGAAAAACCTAGAGCAACAGGCAAAGACAGTTCCGTTAATTATATTTATATACATGAAGATAGTGATGACGCAGATGGATCTCCAATGAATAATGTTTTCATTGAATCCGGTGATATTGATATTGAAGATGGAGAAAAGTTTGGCTTTGTAAGAAAAATTATTCCAGACGTTAAGTTTTTTGGTACTAATTCTACTGGTGGGCAAATAAATTTTGTTTTAAAAACAAGGAACTTTCCCGGAGACAGCTTAACTACAAACTCTACCAACGATGTAACTAGTAGCACACAACAAAACTATGTTAGAGCTAGGTCTAGACAAATAGTATTTAGAGCACAGTCAGATGATGATGCAGCAACCGGGGTAAGAACTGGGTTTAAATGGAGACTTGGAGCAAATAGAATTGAGATAAGGCCTGATGGTAAAAGGTAATGGCAAAACTTCTCAACACTAGACTGCCATTAGCATTAAAAGATGTAGATCCTAATACGTTTAATCGTCTAGTCAGAGTGCTAGAAATTAACTTAGGAGAGTACGACACAAGCGCAACTCCTCAATTTAATGATTCAGAGATTACCACTTTAGCTTTTAATGCAGGTGATGTAATATGGAATACATCTATCGGTGTATTGCAAGTGTATACTGGCAACCGATGGATACAGTTACATACTCCTGTGAGTCCACAAGGTTATGAGCTGCAGTCATCGGTAGGTTCTGTTACTGTTAAAATAGCGGGAGATACCACAATAAATCTTGGTTCTAGTAATGAATACTGGGACATAGAAAAATGGTACACATAAATAATATAATTTAATAATGAAAAATTTATCACAAGGAAACAAAGGAATAAAAGCTTTAGCTAAAAACAATCCAGCCCTTGTTGAAAATAGATTTGGTTATGATGTACCTGGTTTTTTTGGAGGAGGAAATATTAGTATTCCTCGCATTGGAGATATTGATAGATTAATAGAACGTAATCTAGCTAATTTATCAGACGATCCAAATTTTAATTATGCAAGAGATGTGTTGGGAATAAATATTGCAGAAGAAGATCAAACAGGACTAAGTCCAGAAGAAATAGAAGCAAAACTAGCTGCATCTAGATTAGCAAGGGGCTACGGATCAAGTGGTGGAATGGGAACAGGCGGAGGTAATTATGCAAGTACAACACCAGGCGCGCCTATATCTATTAATGCAAGAGATGAGACTCCAGATGCTTACAGATTTTATCCTAGTGAAGTATCAAAACTTTATTCACAAATGAAAGGCGTACCTTTTTCGCCATTAATAGCACCTCCTAAAGAAGCTACTTACATAGACAGCATGCAACCTAGAAAAATAAAAAGTCAGTTGTATGCAAAAGATGGAACTTACGTTAATGCTAATCCAGCTTTATCTAGTTACATGAAAGATGCTATTCATACGAAATATTATGGAATGCCTACAGCGCCTCTTAGAATGGGTATCAATGCAGCAGATAAACTTTTTGGCAATAGACCAATATTAGGAGGAATAACAAACGCACTTTCTGGTGGATTAAATCGTATGGATGATTTTACTAGAAGTTTATTAGACAAAGAAACTTATAAACAAAGAAACGAACAAGCAAACGAACAAGAAAACGAACAAGTAAATGAACAAGTAAACGAACTAGTAAACGAACAAGTAAACGAACAAGAAAACGAACAAACAAATAAAAGAAGAATGGAACTTCCTCGTTTTCAACAAGACAGAGATGCTATATTTCAAGAAAACGTAGAGGCTTTTCAAAACAGAGACTCAAGGCAAATGATGGCAGAAGGCGGAGAAGCTTTTCCAGAAAGAGAAGAATTAGTGACAGGACCGGGTGGTGAAAAAGGAGATAAAATACCTGCTATGTTAAGTGACGGTGAGTTTATCTTTAACTCAGCTGCTGTTAGAGGCATGGGAATCATGGCCGGTGCAAGCCCAGATGATGAATACGAACAAAGATTAATGGGTGCTCGTAAGATGTATGAATTTCAAAAAGAAGCTGAAGAAATGGCTAAGAGGTATGCGTAATGGGAATATTTAGTAGTAAAACAAAAGTAGCTCCACCCGCTGATGTTATAACCACGCCTCAAACTGGTTACTCTTTTGTCTCTCCCTACATGGAG